GACTTTGAGTGTTATACACGGGACCATGGTATTGTCAAAGGTGAATACATTTGTACTTTAGATAATTACCATCAAGATCCTGATGCAGTTGATTATGCAACATCAGAGAATCCTGCTGAACATAAGTCACATAACTTGATTGAACTTGACAATGGACAGTTTGCACTGTATCCAAACAATCGAATGCGTATCTATGATAACAGTTTGACACCTGAAGATCCAAAGATGCCAGACTTCAAGGTATCAACGATTGAGTATTCTGTAGAGAATGGTTTTGATCGTCTTGGTATGGGACGAGAGGATGAATACTTCTGGAAAACCTCTAAGGAACGTCAGGAGGAGGATACAGTTGATATGTATCACTCACAAGATGGACGTTATGCTGACCCATAGATAGTAATTATATTTTAAGTCAAATGGAAGACAATCTGCTCAGAGAGATCAATAACGATAAACAAACTCCGAAAAATAAAAGAATTGTAAATGAGGATGGTTTGTTTGAATCTGAAGAGGATTGCAGTCATCCAGATCATGTATGTAAGTGTGGACAACAAACTCTGTCAGAACACACCTAAATAAAGCAGATTTATAGTATCTACTCAGGTGCCAGCACAAAGGACCAGTAAAGCGTTTCGTGACGTGAGTGCCACTTTTCAGGTTAATCCCCTGAATTTTGACATCGTCTCACTCCGTAATGAGAATGCGATTGCGAGATCAGTTCGTAATCTCATTCTGACAATTCCTGGTGAGAGACCATTCAATCCTGTTCTGGGTTCAAATGTTTATAAGTTATTATTTGAGAACTTTGATTCACAGACAGCATTTGCAATCAGAACTCAGATTGAGATTTGTCTTAAAAACTTTGAACCAAGAATTGCTGTAGAAAAGGTGGATGTAGCACCTGACTTTGAAGCTCATGAGTTCAATGTCACGATAACATATAAAATCGTTGGTATTGAAGCAGAGATACAACAACTCCAGTTCGCATTAGAACCCACTAGGTAAGATGCCTTTAGTAAATTTCAGTAGTGTCGATTTTGATGAGATTAAACAATCCATCAAAGATTACCTCAAGTCAAACTCCGAGTTTACGGATTATGATTTTGATGGATCAAACTTATCGACCATCCTAGACACGTTAGCATATAACACATACATTGCTTCATACAATGCCAACATGGTATCGAATGAAGTATTTCTTGATAGTGCGACTCTGAGAGAAAACGTTGTATCAATTGCAAGAAATATTGGATATCTCCCTCGTTCTAGAAAATCATCAAAAGCCAATATCAGTTTTTCAGTTGATGCATCTGGATCAAACACTGTAGCTGTTACATTGAAAGCTGGTCCTGTTTGTTTGAGTTCTTCTACGTTTGCAAAACAATCATTTACATTCTGTGTGATGGAAGACATCACTGTTCCTGTAGATTCAACTGGAACTGCGGTCTTCTCGGACATTGAAATTTGTGAAGGTTCATATTTGACACAGACATTCGCTGTCAACTCAAGAACACCGAATCAAAGATATGTCTTACCAAATGCTGGTATCGATACTGACACCATCAATGTTATTGTGAGAGAGACACAACAATCATCTGTCAAGAGAAAGTTCATTCAATATGATAGTTTAATTGGTGCTGGTAAAGATACACCTCTTTATTTCTTGAGAGAGACTGAGGGTGAGAGATATGAACTGTTGTTTGGTGATGGTGTCTTTGGTGTTCCTGTAGAAGAACCAAACTTCATTGAAGCATCTTACCTTTCATGTAGTGGTGCAACTCCAAATGGTATTTCATCATTCTCATTTGCTGGTAGACTTCTCGACAACAATGATAACCCACTCACTGAGGGTATTTCTGGTGTTACTGTCAATAGAGCATCAGGTGGTGGTGATTCAATCGAGAGTGTTGAATCGGTTAAGAAACTGGCACCTAACATCTATGCATCACAACATAGAGCTGTTACAGCATCTGACTTTGAAACTATTGTTCCAAGAATCTACACTGAGGCTGAATCAGTAACATCATATGGTGGTGAAGAACTTGACCCACCACAGTTTGGCAAAGTCTTCATCAGTATCAAACCATATAATGGTGTTTTCTTATCTGAAGAAGTAAAGAGAAATATTCAACTTCAACTTAGAAAGTATTCTGTAGCTGGTATCATTACAGAAATCACTGATCTGAAGTATCTGTATGTTGATGTTGAATCGAACGTTTACTATGATACAAATAAAGCAGATGGAGCAGCTCAAGTTAGATCAGCTGTCACTAATAACCTTATAAAATACGCTGATTCTACTCAGTTAAATAAGTTTGGGGCTAGATTCAAGTATAGTAAATTTGGAAAGGTTGTTGATGATAGTCATGAGGCTATTACATCAAACATTACCACAATCAACATGAGAAGAGACTTAACACCTTCTCTCAATCAGTTTGTAGAATACACTCTGGGATTTGGTAATCGTGTTCACCTCAAGAGTGAAATTGGATTCAATATTAAGTCATCTGGATTCACTGTAAGTGGTATCAGTGGCACTGTTTATATGAGTGATGCACCAAATGCAGATCTGACTACAGGAACTATCTTCCTGTTCAAATTATCTTCTCCAACTGAACCAGTCATTGTCAAGAGAAACATTGGAGTCATTGATTATGTTAAAGGAATCATCAAACTGAATCCACTGAACGTATTATCAACTGAAGTTACTCGCGGAACAAGTCTCATTGAGATTTCCGCCTGTCCTTTCTCCAATGATGTAATTGGTCTTCAGGACCTTTACTTACAGTTAGATACTCAACAACTGACTGTCAATATGATTCCTGATTCAATTTCATCTGGGGCTGACGTATCAGGTGGAAATTACTCTGTAACATCCAGCTATTCAAACGGATCACTAACACGATAAGAAATAATGACATTAGATAGAGTAAAATTCCAGGATGTAGTTGCTGATCAACTTCCTGCCTTTATCAAAGAGGATTTCCCATTACTCGTAGACTTTCTGGAACAGTATTATGTTTCAGTAGAAACTCAAGGTGCTCCGTTTGACCTTCTCAATAATATTGACAAATATGTTAATGTCGAACAACTGACAGGACTGACAGCAAATGCAGTTCTTTCAGAAGACATTGATACTATAACAGATACAATTAGTGTTGGTGTTGCTGGAAACTTTACTGAAGGTTTCCCTAAAAGGAATGGTCTAATTAAAATCGATAATGAGATCATCTCATATGAATCTAAGACTGACACATCTTTTGAAGGATGTGTCAGAGGATTCAGTGGTATCACCACCTATACTACTGATACTCCCGATAGATTAGGATTTCAAAGTACTTCTATCCCCAGCACACACAGTGAAGGTGCAGTAGTAGAAAATCTGAATGTACTGTTTCTTCAGGAGTTCTTCAAGAAATTAAAACTGCAATTAAGTCCTGGTTTTGGTGATAGAAAGTTAAAGACTGATGCAAAGAACTTTATCATCAACAGTGATAGTTTTTACAAGACAAAGGGAACAGATACATCATATAAAATTTTATTTAAAGCTCTGTTTGGTGAAACTGTTGACATCATTCGTCCAAGTCAGTTCCTCTTCAGACCATCTGATGCATCTTATAATGTAACAGAGGATATCGTTGTAAAGAAAGACATTGGTGATCCACTCGACCTCAAGAATCTGACACTGTTCCAAAAGTCTTCTGGTGCCCGTGGAACTGTGACTAATGTAAATCAAGTTCAGTATGGTGGTGGAGATTACTATCAACTGAGTATTGACTCAGGTTATGAAAGAGATATCAATACAAGACAGGGAACAATTTTTGGTACATTCCAACCAAACCCCAAAACTAAGATTCTTGAAAAGATTGGTGCTGGAGCAACTATCATTGATGTTGACTCAACTGTAAGTTTCCCCACAACTGGAAAACTGAGAACAGTTGATATTGATGGTAATGACGTATCAATTGCATATACTGGAAAGACTTTAACACAGTTTTTGAATGTATTTGATGTTCCCTCTACAATTGCATCAAAAACAGATTTAAGACTTGATGATTACTCCTATGCATATGTTGGTATTGGAACTGATGAGGAGATCAGAGTTCAAGTTACATCAACATTGAAAGAACTTGAAATTAAAGGTAAGAACTACTTCTTTAATAAAGAAGATACAGTACAAATTAAGTCATTCGGTATTGAAGATGAATCAACTCTCGCATCAAGATGGTTGGTCAATGCAAAATCTAACTATGAAGTATTTGATGTAAGTGTTATCGATTTAATTGCAAACAAATATGCAATAACAACATATGATGAACATGACCTAGAGCAAGGTTATCTTGTTGAGATGACTGATAATGCTGGAAATGTAGTTAGAGCAGATGTTACGGATGTCACTGGTAAGACTACTCTTAATATCAAATCATCAGCACCCCTTAATCTAAGCAGTACTTATATTCTTGAGAATCAACTTCTCAGACCTAATTCTACTACATACGGATATCTTAACTCCTCTACTGCAAACGTACAGAACACTTATAGTAAGTTTGATGGTGATGTTATTGTTGCAAGTAATTCATTACCAAACTATGTCAATGAACCAATAAACCCATATAATAAGTCATTGAAGTTCACTGGTGCTGCTTTACCTAATGCATCAGATACCATTGACTTTCAAACGAATCATGGTTTCTATACTGGTGATGCTGTATTTTATAAACCAGCAATCATCACAACTACAACCGTAACACCTAACGGAGTTACATTAGTAACAACCACAGAGAGTCAGTTTGAAAATCTTGAATCGGCTGTATACTATGTGAAGAGAGTAAACAGCACACAAATTAAACTCTCAAGAAGTAGATCAGATATTTTCAGAGGTGTCTTTGTAACTTTCTCTGGAAGTGTAACAGATAACGAATTTACATATTATAACTTCTACAACAAACCCATTACACCACAAGGGATTTACAGAGAATTCATAACACCAATTAGAGAAGCTGGTGATTTCCAGACACTTCCTGGTTACAATGGAATGTTCATCAACGGTGTTGAACTGTTGAACTATAAATCAGATGATACTGTATTTTATGGACCAATTAAGAGTCTTGATGTAACTGGTCAAGGAAGTGGATATGATATCATAAGCCCACCTCGATTTGTAATCAATGACACGATTGGTAGTGGTGCTACTGGAACTGCAGCAGTTGAAGGTATCTTAGAAAGAATTGATATTATTGATTCTGGATTTGATTTCCTTAAAACACCAGTTGTCAGGATTTCTGGTGGTAACCCAGAAGTAGAAGCAAGTGCAGAGGTCAATGTTTCACCAGTCATCTATGAGGTGAACATCAATACCGAGAAAAATGGTAATATCAATCATGAAACTGATTCTATTGGTTTCTCAACATTCCATAGATTCAAACAGAATGAGAGAATCATTTATGATACCAAGGGGATGAGATCAGTTCCAGGTCTCTCAACTAACTCTTCTTACTATGTGAACGTCGTTGATAACTTCAATATTCAACTCCATAACACTCCAGCAGACTCCCAAGCAGGTATCAATACGATAACCTTTAATATTGGTGAGTATGGTCAAGGAACCCAGTCTCTCAGATCATCAGAAAGAAAGAATATTGTAACTAATGTAATTGTTACTAACTCTGGTAAGGGATATAAAAATAAGAAGAGAGCTGTTGTTGCAACTGGAATCAACACAGCCACAGATGTAATTAGTATCACCAAACATGGTTATAGTGAAGGTGAAGTTATTCAGTATGCAGCTGGATCAACTCCAATTGAAGGTTTATCGACCTCTGTCGATTACTATGTCAGAAAGATTGATAATAACTCATTCTCTTTGAGTGAAGTAGGTACAGGTGCTACGAATGCGAAGTATTACTATGAACATGATATAGTAACCGATCTCAAGAGTCAAGGTGATGGTAATTTCAATTATCAACCTATTACTGTTAGTGTTGAAGGAGTTACTGGAATCACCACTCGATCTGGTCAAGATTTTCAGTGTAAGATTCAACCAGTCTTTAGGGGTCATATTGACTCAGTTGACCTGACTGCAGAGGGAACTGATTATGGATCTTCCGAAATCCTCAATTTCAACAGACAACCTGAGTTTGTATTTGAAGGTGGTAAATTAGCTCAGGCAACACCAGTTATTAATAATGGTCAAATCGTTGATATCATCATTACAAATCCAGGTAGTGGTTACGTTTCACCACCTAATATTACAATCACTGGTGCTGGTAAATTTGCAAAACTTACACCAATTCTTGAGAATGGTAGACTATCAAAAATTATCATTGTCGGTCCAGGTGTTGACTATGTTGCTGGTGAAACATTCCTTACAATTACAAACCCTGGTGTTGATGCATTAGTTGAAGCTGAGATTAATGAGTGGAATGTCAACCTCTTCACTAGAAACTTCGATGCTGTTGGAGAAGATGATGGTTTTGTGGAGGAGAACTTGGCTAATGATTCTACACAATATTGTCACATCTACACACCAAGACCTCTTAGAGAATCGACATATGTTCTCACAACGAATGGTGAGACTTTCTATGGTATAGCTGATCTTGAAAAAGCTGGTGGTGTTGAAGTTACTGGTGGATTCCACTCCCCTATTCTTGGTTGGGCATATGATGGAAATCCAATCTATGGTCCCAATGGATACACAGATAGGTCAGGTGGTGTTGTCAAGCAACTGAAGTCTGGATATAACCTTTCAGTAAATCTAACTAATAGACCACCTGTTGGTATATTCCCTGAAGGTTTCTTTGTTGAGGATTATCAATTTACTAATGAAGGAGATCTCGATATCCACAATGGAAGGTTCTGTGTCACCCCAGATTTCCCCAATGGTACATATGCTTACTTTACTACGTTAGAGACGTTTGTAGACGCTTCTGGACCCTTTAAAAACTACAAGAGACCAGCTTTCCCATATGTCATTGGTGATACCTTACATTCAAAGAGAAATGAGTTCAATTACAAAACCACTTCAAACCAAATTGACTATGATATTCAAAATGGTGAGTGGTTTAGAAACACAGCTGTATACAACACCAACAGTAAGAACAGTGGATATGATTACATCTTTGATTCCAATAAGATCAAGAAACAAACTATTGACGTAACAGCGTCATCTCTCGGTGTATTGAGTGGTGTTGGTATTGTTACTGGTGGTACAAACTATCAAGTTGGTGATGAATTAGTATTTGACAATAGTCAATCTAGTGGTAGAGCAGCTCAGGGTAAAGTATCATCCATTGAAGGAAAGAGAGTCGATACTGTAAGTGTAGCCACAACTCAGATAGACAATATTGAATTCAACAAATACTTCTCTCTGAATCAGTTTATCGGATTTAGTTCAACACCACACAACCTGAACAACCTCGATATATTGAACATCGATGGTCTATCAACTTATTATAAAGGGTTTGATGGCTCTTATCAAATCGGTGTTAGAAGTGACACCTTCATAACCACTCTTGGTATTGGTACGACTGGAACCACTGGTCTTTCCACATACTTCTATATCTCTGGTGCTTTGGAATTCCCATTCATCAGACCAAATGACATTTTAGGAATTGGTACAGAGAAAGTTAAAGTTCTGAATATTGATGAACAGACCCAGAGAATTCGTGTTCTGAGAGAACAAGAGGGAACGGTTGGTTCTGCCCATACCAATAAATCGGTCCTTACACAAGACTCTAGGAAGTTTACAATCAATGTAGGATCTATCACTACAGAGAAGTATTTTAGAGTCAATGAGGAACTGTACTTTGAACCAACAGAAGCTGTTGGTATTGGAACAACAACTGGTAATGGTGTCGGTACAGTAGTAACATTCAGAAACCCAGGTGTTGGTAAATCAACTATCTTTATTGATCCACAAGCCATTTACTACAGAAATCATGGTATTAAGATTAATGATGTAGTCACATATGCAACAAACGGTGGAACATCTCTTGGTGTTTGGAATGGTATCTCGACAACTTACACAAGTCTCGATGAATATGATGTTCTTTATGCATCACCAATTTCAAAAGACTTTATTGGAATCTCTTCTCACAAAGTTGGTATTGGTTCTAGTGGATATGTTGGTATTAATACCACCACAGGTCTATTCTTCTTCACAAGTTTAGGAACTGGTGATCATCACAGCTTTAAGACTCAGAGAACGGACATCTTACAAGCATCAGTCAATAAGAACGTTGTCACTGTATCTACGGCATCAACTCATGGTCTCAATCTCAATGATAAGGTAAATGTAACAATCAAACCAACAGGTGATCAAACTGTTGATGTGAGATATGACGACTTCAACAGAAGAATTGTATTCGACCCAATTACCTTCACTTCAGGTAATGTTGATACACAAATCAACACCGTCACAGTTACCAATCATGGATTCAGAGTTGGTGAAAAGGTAATCCACACTTCTAGCAATCCAGCTGGTGGTCTTGAGAATGAAGTAATGTATTATGTTATTCCATTCGACACCAACAGAGTTAGATTTGTCAAACATAAGTTTGAGGTTCTTGAACAGGAACCTTCGTTTGTCAATATCACATCACAAGGTTCTGGTGGTACACTTTCAAGAATCAACCCTCTGGTCACAACTAGAAAGAACAATAATCTTAAATTTGATCTTAGTGACTCATCACTCTCTTTCCTTTCTAATGGAGTGAGATATCCAGCATTCAAGATGAGAATTTATCTTGATCAAGAGTTCAACAAAGAGTTTGTTACTACTGGCAAAAAAGAGGATAAGTCCTTTGAGGTTACAAACACTGGATCCGTTGGAATCGATTCAGATGCAAATCTGACAGTTGAAATAACCGATGATGTTCCTACCAGACTATACTATAAGTTTGATCCTATCAACCTTGATCTTATTCTAGAAAATAAGAGAGGAATTGTTATTGATGATGATGACTCTGCGTTTAATCAAATTAACATAGAAAAGAGCATCTACAGTGGTCAACACAGACTGACAGGAGCTGGTAATACAGAATTCACCTATGAAGTCACCACAACTCCTGAGGTTTCGGTTTATACAAGATCAAATTCTGAATCATCCTACACCACTAATGCCACCAATCCATTTGGTGCAATTGCTGATGTTAATTTGACTAATTCTGGTAACAGTTATAGAAGACTACCAAAGATTTCCAGAGTTATAAGTGGAATTGGAACAGATGCTATCTTAGAAGCTCAATCCAATACTATTGGAAATATTCTCCAGAACAGATTTGATTCTGAGAACATTGGTTTCGATTATCCAACTGACGAGACACTGAGACCTGTTGCTAATCTCCCAGAGATTCTTCAGTTGGAGTCATTGACATCCTTTGAATCCATTGGTATCACTTCGTTTGGAAGGAACTACTTACTACCAGCTGAACTTGTAGTTATTGATGGATACACTAAGAAAGTTCTTCCAGAAGTAGATATTAGATATGAGATTGGTGATCCAAAGGTCAAGATTTTCAACAACACCACTGGAATGTACAACGTTCCACCAAGAATTGTTCCAGTCAAGAACAGTAATGGTGTTGGTATTTCATCACTGACTTTTGACAGTACGACAAAGATTGTAAGACTCTTTTTGGATCAGTCTTTCCCAACAGCTAGAGACTTCCCATTTGTTGTTGGTAAGAAGATCCTCGTAGAAAACATTAGTATTGGTTTTAATTCTACTGGACAAGGATACAACTCCTCAGATTATGACTATAATCTTTTCCCTGTAACCACTGTGTTCCCACAGTTGGGTGGTAGTGGAGCATACATCGAATATAGTCTCAAAGACTATCTTGAAGTTGGTGAAGAACCTGGAAATGTCGTACCACTCACAAATCTTGGTAGAGTAGTTCCAGAGGAACATTTCCCACTGTTTGAGACTACTCTTGGAACCAATGACTTCCTCTTAGGTGAGACTGTGGTCAATGGTAATATTGAGGGTGAAGTTGAAGCCTGGGTAAGTAATATCGAACAACTTAAGGTTTCTACACCTAAGGAGTTTGGTCTTGGTACGGTAGTCAGAGGTTTGAGTTCAAACACTCAAGCTGTTATTCTGAAGAAGTGGGACTTCGACGCTGAGATTACAACTGGTGTTGGTGCTACTGTAGTTCGTGGTTGGCAGAATAACGCTGGTTTCTTGAATGATAATCTCCAAAGATTACCCAATAACGAATACTATCAGAGATTCTCATATTCACTCTCCTCCAAAGTTCCCTATCAGGAGTGGGATGAGGTAGTAACTAGTCTGAACCACACAGCTGGTTTTGCCAAGTTTGCTGATTATCAACTTGAGAGTATTGAGTCTGATCCAGGTGGAGCAATTGCTAGACCTAAGGATTCTAACATCGAAGTAATTGTCGATATTATTGGAGAGGCTGATCTCAATTGTGTTTATGACTTCGACTTAGTATCTGAGGGAACCCAGTATGTCAATGGTGTACTGGCCTCTAATGAAATCTTCTTTGAGAACAAGATTCTTACAGATTACTTCCAGTCTGTCGGAAACAGAGTCCTTTCTATTGATGATGTTAGTTATCTCTTCAATAGTAATGAAAGAGGAGAAGCATTTGAACCAATTGCAAGATATGACACCAATTACATCTTCAATAAGATCTTTACGTTCGCTAAAGATAATGTTTATACAGATGAAAGACAATTCTCTATTGTCAATTTGATTCAAGACAGCACTCTTGGGTATACCAATGAGTATTCGATTATTGAGACATATCCAAGACTTGGTTTCTATGATTATGGTAGAGCTACCGATGGTTGGGATTTGACTTTTAATCCAGTCAAGTTTGAATTCAACACATATAACACCTCAACTCTGGCATTCAGTCTCCTTGATGGTGTATCTGGTATTGGTTCACAAGCTCTTGGTAATATTGTTGACATCACTGGAAAACAAGTCAGTGTTTCAACTGGTACAACTACAACAGTTGCATCTTTCCCAACAACCAATAGAGCAGCTAAGATTCTGACAATGGTTGAAGCAACCTCTGGAATCGCATCTGGTAGATATGACGCTACTGAACTCAATATTGTTCATGATGGAACTACGGTATCTCTACTTGAATATGGTGACATGCAGAACACCATTGACAATTATGGTAGTAGCACTGGTTTGGGAACATATCATTCCTACATTGATGGTGGACTTGTCAAGATTGATTTCACCCCATCTGTTGCTGGAACAATGGAATCTCAGACTTCAATGACCTTGATTTCTGACTCTGGAACAACCGTAGGTTTGTTCAACTTTGACGTATCCCAAATTAATTCTACTCATACGGCAATTTCAGCCTCTGGTTCACCATCGGCTACAGTGGTTTCCACTTATGCCACTCCTTATGAGTCAGCCTATCATATTGTTCTTGTTAAGGATACAACAAACAATTTGTATGAGATGTTTGAGTTCGCCATGATTGATTCCTCATCAAATGAGGCATTTGTTGAGTTTGGTAATATCGGTCCTAGCCTTGGTCAGGTTGGTATTACATCAGTAGGAACAGCCAAGAACGTAACATATACACCAAACGCCAACATTGACGTAGAAGTCAAGATGTTTGGTATTCAGATGAAGATCTTTGATGGTAACTCAGATCCTCAAGAAATCGATATGAACAATGTTGTTCTTACTTCAGATAATGATCAATATAGAGGAACTAAGTTAGACCTTCAGACATCTTTTGGTCTCTACCATGATGGTTTTGAAATCTTCAGAAGAGTCTTTGATGGAAGTAGTGCATCTATTGTAGATACTGGTACAACTTCTATCAATGTTCCAAATCACTTCTTTGTAACTGGTGAAAAGGTTCTTTACACTCATGTTGGAACTGGATCTTCAAACGCTATCGGTATTGCAACAACTAGTGTTGCTGGAGTTAGTACTGATAAACTTCCTAATGAACTTTTCGTTGTCAAGATTGATGATGTGAAGATGCAGTTCGCTGAGACAGCAGCTAAAGCAAACGCATTACCACCTGAAGTTCTTTCAATTAACTCAGTTGGCGTAGGTGCATCTCATGTTATTACATCCACCAACCAGAATGCAAAAGCTCTGGTGGCTATTGACAATATGATTCAGGCACCAGTTACTGACACGGCTATCAAAACTACTCTACATGAGGACATTTTATTCCAACAAGAATTTAGTGTTACTGGTATTACATCCTTTGCTTCTGACGACATTATCAAGATTGGTAATGAGTTTATGATTACTGAAGGTGTTGGTATTGCTGGATCTACTAGATTTAGTGTAAGAAGAGCACAACTTGGAACTGAATTAGAATCACATGGTATTGGAGCTACAATCACTAAGATTGGTGGTAACTATAACATTGTTGGAAATAACATTGTCTTTGCTTCTGCACCATTTGGTAACACACCACTGAGTACAACATCAGCAGCTAGCCCAGATCAAAGAGATTGGACAGGTATCACAACTAGTTCCACTTTCCAAGGTAGAACATTCATGAGAAGGTCAGCTGTCAACTCTGTGACAGAAACCTATTCCATGAACTATGTCTTTGATGATGTTACTCATCAATTCAATGGTATCACTAGTTCTTACACTCTGAAACAGAATGAACTCAACACAACTGGGTTCTCTACAGATAATGGTATCATCTTAGTTAATAATATCTTCCAAGTTCCAGAGGGAGCACAGGCTGGTGATGGGTCATATCAACTGGAAGAGTCCGTTGGTGTAACATCAGTCACTTTCACTGGTATCGGTATTACTAATGGTTATGATCCAAACTCTGGAGACTTACCAGTTGGTGGAGTTATCGTTTCAGTCGGATCAAGTTCTGGATTTGGTTATCAACCACTGGTATCAGCTGGGGGAACAGTTACAGTTTCTGCAGCGGGTTCAATCACTGCTGTAAGTATTGCTAATAGTGGTTCTGGTTATAGAACTGGAATTCAAACAGTTGTAAACGTTGGGGTCCAGACTGATGGTGAACCAAGTCTTCACTTCATTGGCACTGCAGCAATCAGTGGTGGTAACATCGTCAGTGTCGCCATTACCAATCCAGGAACTGGTTACACTGGAACTAACTTACCAGAGGTGGTGTTTGATGATCCAATGTCATATGACAATATTCCTCTCCAATATAGTTCTTCTGGACCTATTGGAGCTGGCAAGAGCGCATATGTCAATGTTGTAGTTGGACAAGGTTCTAGTGTAATTGACTTTGAGTTCGTATACACTGGTTACGCATATGGTGAAGGTGAGATTCTGACAGTTCCAGTTGGTGGCACTGTTGGTATTCCAACTGTCTCTGGAGCATCATTTGAAGAGTTTGCACTTACCATAGATCGAATCTACTCTGATAGATTCAATGGTTGGTCAGTTGGTCAATTACAAGTTCTTGACAAGTTTGATGATCTCTTTGATGGATTCGTCAGAGATTTCAGACTCCAACTGAATTCAAATTCAGTATCGATTCAAGCAGATAGGGGTTCAAGCATCGATGTTGACCAGACACTTCTGATCTTTATCAATGATGTTCTTCAAGAACCAGGTAAAGGTTTTATCTTCAAAGGTGGTAGTACTGTTGAATTTACAGAGGCACCAAAACCTGGTGATACTTCTAAAGTTCTGTTCTACAAAGGTAGTGGAGATGTTGATGTTATCTTCACTGATGTTCTTGAAACTGTCAAGGTTGGTGACACTCTCAACATTGACAATCTCCCACCATTACAGGGGGATATCCTTGATCAAGATACTAGAACTATCGTTGGTATCAACACTTTGGATTCTATAGAAACTAATAGTTACTTTGGTCCTGGTGTTACCAGTGACAGAAGTACTACTAGACCTGTAACTTGGTGTAAACAAACTGTTGACAAGGTTGTCAATGGTCGTCAGGTTGGAAAAGATAGAATTCAATATGAGCCACTTGTCTATCCATGTTCCTATTTGACTCAACCTGTTGGATTTGGTTCTACAGAAGCTTATGTTTCTACTCTGAGACCTCTGTTTGATTCAAACAATGAGAATCAAGTAAGAGACTTCCAGAAGGTCATCACAATTACATCACAGGATAATATTGTTGGGGCTTCTGGTACAGCTACCGTATCTGTTGGTGGAACTATTTCCGCTATCACAGTAACAACGGCTGGTGTTGGATATACTGTAGCACCAACAGTCACGATTGGTTCTACGGATGGTGTTTCGACAAACGCTGTCGCGACAGCTACTCTCACAGGAGATACAGTCACATCAGTAACTGTTACAAATGGTGGTGTTGGTTATGTTACAACTATTGTCCCACCTGTTCTCTTTGAAGAACCAAGAATTAAGAAGGAGGAGATCAACGTATCTTCTTATGAGGGAGACTATGGAACTATCATCGGATTCACAACAGCTAAGTCTGGTTCACAGGACAAGATGACATTTGACCTGTTCATTCCGTTTGATTCGTTCTTGAGAACAACAGCCTATGTTGGAACAGCGATTACAGTAAGTTCTCTTGATGTCGGTGACTTCTTTACACTTTACAACACCAACATTCAGGCTGGTGTTGCTTTGACCACTCAGGATAACGCTGGTAACACGTTATCAACAGCATCTACTTTCTCAGACGCTGTATATCAAGTACAAAGTGCATCAACTGTTCAGATGACAGTATCTGGTGTATCTACATATGTAAGAAGAATTGAAACCAACGTAACTGATCTTGGAACCGTCAGTTTCGGTTCAACAACCACTGGTAACTTCAGTTGGGGTAAGATTATGTTTGAGGCAAGAACGAACCCTCAGGAGTTCCCATCCTACCTCTCTGATGGATATGTTGGTGTTTCTACATCTGGTGTTCTCTCTAGAAAGAATCCTCTGAAGTACATTAATTATATACAAATATAATGGTTCCTAAACTGTAATAAATAACAAAAAAGTCCAAATAAAATGGCAGCGATAATCACTGATCAACTTCGTATTTTGAATGCTAGGAACTTCGTAGTTGGAGTTCAGTCGGCATCCAACTCATACTATGCATTCATTGGACTTCCCAACGCGACTGACTATCAGTCAACTTGGGATACCAATCCTCCTTCACCGAAGGATAATCTCAATGAGTCTAATGACTATTGGGATACAATGCTTGCTATGAAGAAGATTTCTTCTAGTGATGTTAGTCAAGTAGTCAGGAAGAGCACCTGGTCATCTGGTGTCACCTATGACATGTGGAGAAATGACATCAGTAGAGATAATCCATCTCTGCCATCTGGTTCTTTTGACATCTATGAGGCTAATTATTATGTGATGAACTCTGATTTCAGAGTTTATATTTGTCTCTTCAATAATGCCAACCCTGAAAATAACTTCCAAGGTGGTCCATCTCTTGATGAACCCACATTCACAGACTTAGAACCCAGAGCAGCTGGTTCAAGTGGTGATGGATACATCTGGAAATACCTTTATACTATCAAACCAAGTCAAGCGATCAAGTTTGACTCTACTGACTACATTCCAGTCCCAACAGATTGGTACGATGTTGGTAGTGACAACGCAGCAATGAGGCAAAACGCTTCTACAAGTGGTCAACTTAAGGTTGTAACTGTGAAGAATCGTGGTGTTGGACTGGGAACAGCCAATATCACTTATACGAGAGTACCAATTGTTGGTGACGGAACGGGTGCAGAGGCTACTGTGGTCGTAAATAACGACTCAAAGGTCGATTCTGTCACTATTTCAGCTGGTGGTTCAGGTTATACGTTCGGAACAGTTGATCTTGTTGGTGGTGGAGTTCCAGAAGGGACTACAAAACCAGTTTTTAACGTAATCATTCCTCCAAATGGTGGTCATGGTTACGATATTTACCGTGAATTGGGTGCATACAACGTACTTACATATGCACGTTTTGAGAATGACACTGAAAACCCTGATTTTATCACTGGAAACCAGTTTGCAAGGGTTGGATTGGTCGAAAATCCACAAGCATACAGTTCATCCACCGTTTTAAACCTCGATAAGGCTAGTGCAGTCACTGCATTGAGACTTACTGGAGTTGGATACAGTTCAGCTACGTTCACAGCTGACGATTATGTGACTCAAACTGTTGGATTGGGTTCAACGGCTGTCGGTAGAGTCGTTTCTTACGATCAAACTACTGGTGTTCTCAAACTGTGGCAAGATAGAACGACAGCAGGATTCAATAGTGATGGAACTTTGAACGCAGGTCCACAATTTGGATTCAAAGCTCATAAATTTACCTCAGATATATTAGCTGGGGGAGCATTTACAATCGTAGGTGGCTCAGTCAATCTCGGGATTGACACTGTGTTTACAGGTGTAAGTACAGTAATAAATAATAGGACATATTACTTGGGTCAAAGTTTTACTTTTGGTGTCGCACAACCAGAAGTGAACAAATATTCTGGAAATACCATCTACGTTGACAACAGACCTTCTGTCACAAGGTCTTCATCCCAGAAAGAAGACGTAAAGATCATCTTGCAATTCTAATAAGAAATCATGCCACAGGAAACTAACCTTAACGTTGCTCCTTATTTTGACGACTTTGATCCGCAGAGTAACTATTATAAAGTTCTGTTCAAGCCAGCGTATCCAGTCCAGGCTAGGGAGTTAAATAACCTTCAATCCATTCTTCAAAACCAAGTTGAAGACATGGGAACCCACTTCTTTAAAGAAGGGGCTAAGGTTATTCCTGGTCAGTTGACTTATCTGCCTAATTTTTATGCTATTCAGATTGAACCTGAGTTTTTAGGTGTTCCTGTATCATTATATGTCCAACAGTTAGTTGGTAAGAAGATCACTGGTGCCACATCTGGGGTAACAGCCGAAGTTGTAACATATATCACCGATCAACAGTCTGATAGAGGTGTCTATACCCTTTATTTGGACTATCATGAGTCGTCTACCTCCGACAATGCGACTCAAACGTTGTTAGACAACGAAGTTCTCCTCACAGGAGACAATATTACCTTTGCAACGACATTTATTGCCGCTGGAGAGGGTTTTGCCAAGACATTGACCAATAATGCCAACGCTGTTGGTTCTGCTTTTGCTCTGAGTAACGGTGTTTACTTCCTCAGAGGATTTTTCGTCGATGTTGAGGACCAAATTCTCATCCTTGACCAATATGAGAACAAACCAAATTACAGAATTGGTCTAAATGTCACTGAAACTCTAGTTTCATCGGATGTTGACCCATCTTTGAATGATAATGCTAAAAATTTCACTAATTTCACCGCTCCTGGAGCTGATAGACTTGAAATTACTGCATTTTTGGCGAAAAAGGCTAGAGATGACTTCAATGATCAAAATTTCGTCCAATTAGCGGAAGTTCAGAACGGTATTTTAAGAGAAACCAATACCGCGACTGATTATAATTTCCTTGGAGACGAATTAGCAACAAGAACCTTTGATGAATCTGGTCATTACTATGTAAAAGAGTTCGTATCGACTGTCAGAGAGAGTTTAAACAACGGATTCGGAAATAGAGGTATCTATAATCAGAATCAAACCACTACAAATGGTAAAACACCCTCTGAGGACCTCATGGTCTATAAAGTGGGACCTGGTAAAGCATATGTAAGAGGATATCCCGTTGAAACTCTTGGACCAACCTTCTTAGATGTCCCAAAAGCAAGAACAACTCGCAATATAACTGGTCAATCCGTTAATTTTGGTTTTGGACCGTCATTCAGACTCAATAATGTCTCTGGATCTCCAACTTTGGGTTTTGATAACACAAATACCATTAGTTTGAGAAGTGAAAGAATTGGATCTGCCAGAACAGACCAACATGGTGAAGAAATTGGTATTGCTAGAGTTTATGACTTTGCTTTAGAGAGTGGTAGTTATAATACAAGTAATTTACAACTAAATCAATGGGATCTCTCCCTATATGACGTTCAAACCTACACTAAGCTCGATATTAATGAAAATATCGATCTCACCACTCCTGTTCATGTAAAAGGTGAATCTAGTGGAGCTGAGGGTTTCATCAGACACAATGTAAGTGCTGGAACAGCTCTTACAGTCTATGATCTTAAGGGTAATTTCAATATTGGTGAAATATTGACTTTCAATGGTCAAACCACTAATCAAAGAACAACTATTGATGTTACCAATCACGAAATCTCAGATGTTCAGTCGGTTTACAGTATTGTTGGAACATCTGGAACATTTGTTGGTGATTTGATCCCACAGACAGCGGTTACCATTGGTATTGCTTCAATTACCAAGGGTGATGTAACTACTGGTGTTTCTACAATCACAAATCCAACACTTTCCTTCCCAGGCATCGTCACTGTAGGAAATCTTGTTGAATATTCTGATCCAATTCTCACATTACCAACACTCCTCAAAGTAACTCAAGTTAACACCAATTCTGTTCAAGTTGTTGGTGTTGAAACTGTTACAGCTTTCGTTGATGGTGGTACACCAACCTTAGATACTACAATCACTGATTTGAGAGTAGTTGAGTCATTCCCTGCACCAAGATCAAGAAATTCAAATCTTGCCGATAATGAGTCACTGTTCTCGACATTACCAAGAAAAAATGTTGATAATGTTGATCTCACGCAATCCAATCTGATAATTAGAAGACAATTTGAGGTAACTGTTGCAGACGGATCTACTGGTTCAATTAATGCAGATGCTAACGAAGTATTCTTACCTTATGATGAAGAAAGATACTGTTTAGTGAATGATGCTGGTAATATCATACCATTGTCCGAAGATAAGTTTACCTTTGCTGCTGGAAGTATACAGATCACACTTAATAACTTGGCAACCAATGGTTCAGCCAAATTGATCGCGACACTCCGTAAATCTTCTGTAACTCCAAAGATCAAACAGAGAAATAGAGTAGTTGAAATTGTTATTGATAAATCATCAAATCCTGGATCTGGTGTTGGAAATACAACTCTGAATGATGGTCTTCAATATGGAACTTATCCATATGGAACAAGAGTTCAAGATAGAGACATTTCACTGAACTTACCAGATGTCGTTCAAATTTATGGTGTCTTCTTAGGTGATTCAGAAACTGATGGTTCAGATCCTGAATCGCCATCAATGACTGTTGGTTCTATGGATGGTCCAACAAACACTACGAATGATGTTATCATTGGTGAGGAGATTATTGGTTCTATCAGTGGTGCTAGAGCCATATATGTAACAAGAAAAACAGATACTTCGATCAACTTCATTTATGAGAATAGAACATCATTCTCACCTGGTGAAGTCATTAACTTCCAAGAGTCTGGTGTAAGTGCTGTCGCTTCCAACATTGTCGTCAATAGTAGAAATGTAACTCAAGACTTTAACTTCCAGACAGGTCAGAGAAAGTCACATTATGATTATTCTAGACTTATAAGAAGACAGGATGTTCAAACTCCACAGAATAAACTGAAAGTTTATTGTTTAACTGCTTCTTATAGTTCTGGAGATACTGGTGACATCACAGTAGCCAATTCTTATAAGGATTTTGAATATGGTACTCAGGTTACCTCAATTGGTGGTGTCAGAGGAACTGACATCGTTGACGCTCGTCCTAGAGTTTCAAGTTTCTCAGTAGCCACTTCAAACACTAGATCACCATTTGAATTCTTAGGTAGAACATTTAGTGGTGGTCAACATAGTTCTAAGAATATCTTGGCTTCTGATGAATCAATTACCGTAGCTTATGATTATTATCTTCCAAGGATTGATAGGGTATATCTGGACAGAAATGGTATTTTCCAGGTAATTCAAGGATCTCCAGCTGATTCTCCCTCCCAACCAAAGGGTCTGAATAATGCGATGAATATCGCTAACATGACTATTCCAGCCTATACTTATAGCGCAGGTGATGTAAGGGTTACATTTATCAATCATAAGAGATATCAAATGTCCGATATCTCCAAACTGGAACAAAGAATTAAGAGTCTTGAATATTACACCTCATTGAATCAACTTGAGTCAAGAACTCTCAATCAGTTCATCCCTGACGCGAATGGTTTGAACAGATTTAGATCTGGTTTGTTTGTTGATAACTTCGGTTCTCTATTATCCCAAGATCTCAATATCGGGATGAAGAATGCTATCGATAGAGGTCAAGGTGTTCTGAGACCTTCTCACTACACAACAGCTGTCAACTTGGATGTTGGCAACACGACGATGACTGGTATTGGTACAACTACCACAGCCAATCAAGACGCTAGATTTGCTGATGTTCTTGGTCAAGGTATTAGGAGAAGTGGTCAAATGATCACTCTTGATTACAGTGAAACTTCTTGGTTGAGACAACCATTCGCCACAAGATCTGAGAGTGTTACTCCTTTCCTTGTACGTTTTTGGCAAGGTAATATCTCCTTTGAACCAAGTGTTGATGTTTGGATTGATGTCAATCAAATGGAACTCAGAGATGTTCTGATGGAAGGTTCATTCCAGGGTGTCGCTGAAGCAATGAGAGCTGAGATCACTACAGCTGCGGATGGTTCAAGATCTGGTGTATCTCCTGTTATTTGGAAGGCATGGGAAACAACTGGTGTCAATGTATCATTCGACTTGAGTTCAAGTCAGAATACGACTCAGGGTGCAAGCACTTGGCGTCAAGGAACTCCAACAGAGTTCAACGATATGAGAGGTGCTAATAGAAATCTCAATCGTGCTGTTCCACCAAACTTTAGAGTTGAAGAATCTGGTCCTTCTTCAACTGACACCACAATTACTGGCACAGTTGGTGTTGATCTCAATCAAAGAAGAGAGGGTACACAAACAACTGTAACAGAACAAATTGATACTTCATCACTTGGTGACAGAATCGTCAACCGTGAAGTCATTCAGTTTATGAGAGCTCGTAACATTCAGTTTACAGCTCAGAACATGAAACCTTTCACTGAGGTTTATCCATTCTTTGATAATGTAGATGTCAAACAGTTCTGTTTGTCCAAACTTATTGAAGTTGAGATGGTCAGTGGTACATTTGAAGTTGGTGAAGCCATTGGTGGTGTGATGCCAGATACACAACTGTTCTCACCAACAGATGCTAGTGTAGTATCCACATCGGAAGATGATAATATATCACCAGCTATTGTATTCAGACTCGCAACAGCTAACCACAAGTTTGGTCCATACAATAATCCAAGAGATACATTTGATAGAAATCCATATGACAGAGAGAATCTTCTCCCTGACACATATACAGAGACATCAACTGTATTGAATGTTGATACGTTCTCATTAGCAGCTGATAGTTCACCTGAGTTCCAGGGTCACATTGCTACTGGAATGAGATTGGTTGGAGCTAACAGTGGAGCCGAAGCCACAGTAACCAATGTAAGACTGGTAACAGATCGTATTGGTACTTTGATCGGTTCATATAGAGTTCCAGGTTCTGATGACCCATCAACACCTATATTTGAAACTGGTAGATCTACATTAAGACTCACCAGTAGTGAAACTGATAGTAGAGTTGAAGGTCTGGTCAGCACTTCAGCTGAGGACATCTTCTATTCACAAGGTGACCAAGACAATACACAAGAAGTTACACTCTCACTGAGAAACGCTAGAGTCACACATGACGATAGTTTCGTTGAGACTAGAACTATTGGTGATACAGCTACCTCAAGTACAACGTTCACCACTGGTGGTGGTGATAGTGGTAGACTGACTGGTGAGTTCACTGACCCTCTCGCCCAATCCTTCATCGTTGATGATGTTACTGGTGTCTATTTGACCTCTGTTGATGTTTTCTTCCAAGAAAAACCACTAGAGTTTGATGTTCCAGTTACACTACAGATTCGTGAAGTTGAACTTGGTGTTCCTAACCAGAGAATTCTCCCATTCTCTGAAGTTTCACTGGCACCTGACGATATCACTACATCAAATGACGCTAGTGTTCCACAGAAGTTTACTTTCGAGTCTCCTGTCTATCTGAATGGTCAGAGAGAATACGCTATTGTTCTTCTGTCCAACTCCACTGAATACAGGGTATGGATTTCTAGACTTGGTGAGTCTGACGTTGCTACTTTAGATAGAGAAGCTGGCCAGATTCTTGTTTCTACACAGAGACTTCTGGGTTCACTGTTCAAGTCACAGAACGCTTCTACTTGGACACCTTCTCAGTACGAAGACCTTACGTTTGAGATGTTTAGAGCCGAATATGCACCTTCTGGTTCTGTTCAATTCTTCAACCCACAACTCCCACAAGATTTGGAAATCATTCCTCCAAATGGAATTACAGCGGAGTCTAAGACTATCAGAGTTGGTCTCGGAACTACAGTTGCTGATTCTGGTCTCCTGGATGGTCAACTGATTACTCAAACTGAGTCTGGAGCTACTGGTAGATTTGTAGGTTATGGTGGTTCGGCTCTTCAGGGACCGATGCCTATCATCAACGCTGGTGTTGGATACACCCCCACATCAGGTCCATTCACCTTCACCAATGTGGCTATGACAGCCGTCACTGGTCATGGTGTCAATGCTACAGCTGACATCTTCATTGAAAATGGAGTCGCCGTTGGAGCTACAATCAACGCTGGTGGACGAGGTTATCAAGTTGGTGACATTCTTACACCAACAACTATCGGAAGTGGTCTCGGTGATGGAATCAGAGTTTCTATCTCCACCATCTTTGGTAACAACGAACTGAATATCACTGATGTTCAGGGTGAGTTCTCAACATCTGCATCAGCTGTATTCCAATACACCAACTCTGTTGGTGTAACAACAACACTTGACGTTTCTAGAAACCCAACTGGAGTTTCTATTAATGGACCTATCGATGTTGTCAATGATGGACTTCATATGACAATTAATCAGAGAAACCATGGAATGTATTCCAATACAAACCGTGTAGTCATTCGTGATGTTGCTTCTACTGTACCAGCAACAAATCTGGCGGCCGCCTATCCAAGAACGGCAACCACAAACATCTCTGTTGGTACTACAGCTCATCTGATGAATTTTGAAGGTGTTGGAGTTGCCGTCACTAACCCAGGATATGTCAGAATTGGTGATGAAATTATCCAATACACTGGTGTATCAGGTGCTGTACTGACTGGTATCACAAGAGGTATCGACAACACAGGTGTTGCTAATCACAATGAAAATCAACGTGTTTCTAAGTATGAATTCAATGGTGTTTCACTGAGAAGAATCAACAAGACTCACAATATGAATGAAGTCACCGCGTCCAATCCATATGACGCAGACTTCTACAAGATCAAGATCAACATGGCACTGAACGGAACCAATAGAACCACTAGTACCATTGGTCAGAGATTCTTCGAGAAAGACACTATCGGTGGTGGACCTAATGCGAGAGGAACCTACAACATTCCATTCTCACAGGTCATTCCTAACTTTAACACTATCACACCAACAGGAACATCTATTGACCCAACAATGAGAACCATTTCTGCAACTAGTATTTCTGGTGAAGAGGGTTCGTTTGTTGATCAGGGATTTGAACAAATTGCTCTGAACCAAGATAACTACTTTGACTCTCAGAGAATGATTTGTTCCCGTGTCAACGAAGAGACATTCTTGGATGATCTCCCAGGTAATAAGTCACTCACGGTTGGTCTGAATATGACCACTGATGATACCAGAATTACCCCATGTGTTGACCTTGACCAGGTTGCTTTAGTTCTGACATCAAACAGAGTTAACGCACCAGTCTCAAATTACGCAACTGATTTCAGGGTAAATACAGTTGATGAAGATCCTAACAAGTTCTTCTATGTGACAAAGAACATCAAACTTGAGAATCCTGGTACTTCCATTCAAGTTTACCTGGACGCATATTTGGCAGAAGCAGCTGACCTCAGATGTTTCTATTCGTTTGGAACTGAGAAACTGGAAGACGCTGTCTTTATTCCATTCCCAGGAACTGATAATTTCCAACCAAATGGTTCAGTTCTCAACCTCGCTAACAGTAACGGTAGCACTGACGTTGCTACTCCCAAGACTGATGATCACAACCCACTTGCACCGTACAGCTTGTACAGAGAACTCAAGTGGTCTATTGATGACCTTACACCGTTTAGTTCCTTCAGAATCAAACTGATTGGTACTACAACTAACCAGGCACATCCTCCATACGTTAAAAACTTTAGAGCAATTGGTTTAGCATGACACTTATCCCAGTAAAAGGAAATTCTGGTCTCTTCCGTGATAGTGAGACTGGTGCTATTATCAACAATAACACCAATGAATACAATACATATATGACTAATAGAAATAAACTCCTCTCCGAAAAGGAGAGGTTGACTAGAGTTGAGACAAAAGTACAGGACCTATCTGATGATATTGGTGATATCAAACGTATGTTACAACAATTAACAAATGGCCAATAATACAATCACTTTCAATCCTGACTCCAGTGCGGAAGCATATGGAGTCAATTTGGTCATCAGTACTAGAACTGATTTTACTTCTACATTCAAAGTTGTAAGACCAGATAAGTCTAATTTTGATTTTACCAGTTATACTGGTTCATCTCAAATGGCTAAGTCTGCATCTATCGGATCTAGTACAGGTGTTGCTGGTAATTTTACTGTTGGTTTCACCAGTGCGCTTGGTGGTGAATTTAAACTCACAATGCCAAAAGGAGAGACTAGAGTTCTAAAACCTGGAAGATATGTTTGGGACGTTCTGGTGAGTTCGGGAAGTACGGTTTATAGATTGGCTGAGGGTAATGTTACTGTTATATCTGGAGTTTCATCGTCTCTCTAAATAGTAAAAAGCTATAGTTATATAAATGGCGCAGCCTTCCTCTAGACAAGAATTGATTGACTACTGTCTGAGACAGTTGGGTGCCCCTGTAGTTGAAATCAATGTCGCTGATGAGCAGGTCCAAGATTTATTGGATGACGCTATTCAACTGTTTCAAGAAAGACATTTTAACGGGGTTATTCAGACATTTCTGAAGTACGAAATCACCGAAGCAGATAAAGACAGAGCCAAAGCTGTCCCCTCTGGAGCTCCAAGTGGTAGGGGGTCAGTTGGTATGGCTGCCACGTCAGCTACCACTGATATTGAGGGTACGAGTACAACCTTCACTTATTACGAAAACAGTAATTATCTCCAGATCCCTAATGATGTAATTGGTATTAATAAGGTATATCAATTTGATCAATTGATGGGTGTAAAGTCCAGTAACATGTTTAGTCTCAAGTATCAGATGTTTCTGAATGACATCTATTACTGGGGTACTACTGATATCTTGTCATATGCGACGGCTCAGTCGTATCTAGAGACACTGAACTTCCTTCTCAATACACACAAGGCAATTAGATTCAATCAAAGACAAAATAGGATGTATCTTGATGTCAAGTATGATGACTTGATTGTTGGTGACTATTTGATCATTGATTGTTGGAAGGTTCTTAACCCTAACGATGCTACTGGTGTTTTCAACGATCCTTTCCTAAAGAGATACCTGACAGCATTGATCAAGAGACAATGGGGTCAGAACTTGATTAAGTTCCAGGGTGTCAAACTACCTGGTGGTATTGAATTCAACGGAAGACAAATCTTTGACGACGCTCAAGCTGAACTTGATAAGATTGAGGAAAAGATGTTGAGTACATATGAGATTCCACCTCTTGATCTTATCGGGTAAGATGTTATGCTTAATCCATATTTTCTCAATGGTTCTAAAAACGAACAGAGTTTAGTTCAGAGCCTTGTAAACGAACAACTCAAGATGTATGGGGTAGAGGTTTACTACCTCCCAAGACAATATGCAACTGAAAAGACAATAATTAAAGAGGTTATTGAGTCAAAATTTGAACATGCCTATCCACTTGAAGCGTATGTGGATAGTTATGAGGGATTTGGTGGTCAAGGAACACTCTTGTCTAAGTTTGGTATCCAAGAGAAAGATGATCTGACATTGGTCATTTCTAAGGAGAGATTCTCAGATTACATTTCACCTTTCATGAAAGACATCCCCAACATGAAGGGTGTCACACATAGACCAAGAGAAGGTGATCTTATTTGGTTCCCACTTGGTGAGAAACTGTTTGAAATCAAGTATGTTGAACATGAACAACCTTTCTATCAGTTAGAGAAGAACTATGTCTATCAACTGAGGTGTGAACTCTTCAGATATGAGGACGAAGTCATCGATACAGGTGTAGAGGATGTCGATGATGAGATTACAGAAGTCAGTACAGGATATACTCAAACTTTAACTGTTGTTGGTGTTGCGTCTGATGCTTTGGCTGCAGCTACTCTCTGTAGTGGTGGATCTGTAAAGGAAGTTTCCATCACCAATATGGGCAATAATTACAATATTGCTCCTATTGTGGCATTCAGTTCAGCACCTTCTGGTGGTATCACTGCTACTGGTATTGCGACAATTACGACTGAATATGTTGGATGTAGTGGTCCAGGATCAGGAAAGGTTTCTGATATTCTCATAACCAATGCTGGTTGTGGATATACAGTAGCACCTAAGATTACACTCACAACTCCAAAGGGTTATACTGGTTCTGGGGCTGCAGCTACTACAGGTATCAGTACAACTGGTTCAGTACATCTTGTTACTGTCACCTTTGGTGGTAGTGGTTACATCACTCCACCATCAATTGGTATCTCTACACCGAAACATGTCGGAGCAGCTGCAACAGCTGTTCTTGGTCTCCCATCGCAAGCTGGAGCTGGTGTAAGTATCATTTCCGCACCAATCAGTATCGGAGCTTCGGCATATTTGTTCCCACATGGAACAACTGGTGGTGTCTATTATAAGACAGCTCCAACTGTCACATTTGATCCCCCAACTGGAACTGGAAATGGAGCTCTTGGTTCAGCTACAATAGATGATCCTTCACTATATGGTGGAACTGTAAAGAGTCTGGCAATCACTACAGAAGGTAAGTTCTATACGGCAGCTCCAACAGTATCAATTAGTCACCCTGGTACATCATTTGTTTCGGCTACAGTGGGTATTGTCACCAGTGGTGGCGGTGGCAGTACAACAGATTATTCAGAAGTCACCTTGAGTGGACTGTCACCATCTTCTTTCAACCAAACTTACGTTAGACAATCCACAGGATTTGTTCTTGATACTGGTACAGTTTCTAGTGGTAATGCTGTATTCCACGCTGATAGTAACTACTACTATTATGTGGCCTCAACTGGTTCTTTCCCAGACTCCAGAATGTTGATCTTCAGTGTAGAAGATAACAGTTGGATGACTGTTTTTGACCTTAATGGCACTGATTTTACTGAAGGGAATGTATCAAACAATCAAGCAATTGGTTTCTCTGGTATCTTTGATGATGAAGTAACTTCCAGCAACACCACAGCAGATGGAAGAAATGTTCCAACTGCTAGTGGTAGTATTGTTTACGCTACTTCTGGTGGTGGAGGAGGAGGTGGTGTCACTGGAGCAATCGATCCATCACTAACAGCATTCTCTACAACAGGAAGAGCATACACAACAGCTCCAACTGTTGCCATCACCACATCTGGGACAATGGTAGCCCCATCAGTACAGGCTGTTGGTATTGCTACAATCCATCCAATCACAGGTATTGTTACTGCAATCTCATTCAATCCATCGGATCCTTGGGCTGTTGGAACTTCAGCGACCATTGGTGCTGGTTACACTGTTGCACCTAATATCAGTTTCTCTGGAAGTCCCTCACCAGTTCAAGCCACAGCAACGGCTACAGTGTCTACCGCTGGTACGGTCACAGCACTCTCTATTGGTAATAGTGGATTTGGTTACAACTCTACTCCTACTGTTTCTATCTCTGCTCCAGCTGGTGTCACCACACAATTCACAGCAACTGGTATTGCAACGATAAGATTTGACTCAATCAGTACGGTTGGAACAATTGGTATCGGTTCAACAGTTATCACTGGAATCAACACCACCAACATGATTGTGGGTGATAGAGTCAGACTTGGAACTGGATATGATTCTCACCTTCCAGAGGTCCAAACCTTCCCAGATCCTACTCACATAACTGGTATTGGTGCTTCTACTCTGTTTATCAGTCAAACCACAACTAACGTTGGAATTGCAACAACGACAATTGAGGTTGGTATTCAGAACTGTGGTATTGTCACTGGTATCAGTATAACTTATGGTGGTGGTGGATATGTGACTCCACCTACAGTCACTATCACTAATGACACTGGTGAGAAGAATTATGTTGATGAGGTTGTTGGTGTAAACACAGCAACCGCTGGTTCTATCGTTGGTGCTTCAAGTACAGTATCATCCATATACATCATCAATAGTGGAACAAAATATGTTCTTACACCAGATGTTGTGGTTGGTGGTATTGGCAATACCAACGGTGGTTCTGGTTCATTCATCTTTAATGAAACTATAATTGGTTCCCAATCAGGAACTCAAGCTAGAGTCAAGAACTGGAATTCTACAACTAATAGTTTGGAAATTTCTATTGTCACTGGTGACTTCATTGTGGGTGAGAGAATTGTCGGACAAGAGTCTGGAGCTGACTACATGATTAGTCTGGTGACTGAAGACGACATAGTTGATACCTTCGCTGATAACGATACCTTTGAGACTGAGGCAGATAAAATCATAGACTTCAGTTCTGAGAACCCCTTTGGGATGCCTTAACTCTAAATAGTAGCAAATAAACACTAGACTGATGTTTGAGTATTTCTATAATGAAATCTTCAGATCCGTAATTATCGGATTTGGATCAATGTTTAATGGAATTGAGATTCAACACAAGAATGAGTCTGCAATCTTAAAGTTCCATTGGCATATGGACCTACTCAGAAGTTTCTTGCAAGAATCGAACAGCAAGCAAACTTGAACAAGTCAACTCAGATGTCTCTCCCAAGGATGTCATTTGAGTTTACTGATCTCCAATATGACCCAACCAGAAAGTCAACTCAAACACAACAGTTTGTAGTCAAGAATTCAAGTGGAAGTGAGATTAAGAAAGGATATGTTCCTGTCCCCTATAACATGACCATTCAGTTGTCGATCATGACAAAACTGAATGATGATATGTTGCAGATTGTTGAACAGATCTTACCTTACTTCCAACCCGCATACAATCTCCCAATCAACTTCTTAGGTGACTTCAAGGAGAAGAGAGATATCCCCATCCAACTTGAGGGTATTTCAATGGAAGATGATTATGAAGGTAACTTTGAAACGAGAAGAGCTCTTGTATATACTTTAACATTTACAGCTAAGACGTTCCTGTTTGGTCCTCTATCCGATGTATCAGGTGATATTATCAAGAAAGTTACTGTTGGTTATGTTGCTGGTTCCGCAGGACCAGGTCTTAGAAATCCAGAAAGAGACCTCACATACAGAGTTGTACCAAGAGCTATCCAGGACTATGATGACAGTTATGTCACTACGATTGCTGAGGACATCGATCTGACAGAAAAGGTTATCGAAGTCGCAGATGCATCTCAACTCTCAGCAGCATCATACATTCAAATCGGTAAAGAAGAGATGTATATTGAGAAGGTCTCTGGTAACAAAC